AAGGCAATACAGGAATTAAAAGCAAAAGTAGAACAACTTGAACAACGATGAGTAAGTTGAATAAGATAAATTTTCTCAAAACAACTGATAAAATTTCTCATTTTTTGTGAAAAGTGCTGAAAAATGATTAAAGAACAAAAACAAGAATTAAAATATTTTCTGCCTTATCAAATCAGATGGCTGCAAGATAATAGCCAAATTAAAATCTGGGAAAAATCTAGACGTATAGGTGCAACATATGTACAGGCTTATGAAGATGTTCGTGATGTTGTGCTTAAGAAAGTTCCAGCTGTCTGGTTCTCATCTGCTGATGAATCAGCTGCAAAAGAATATATACTTTATTGTGCTCAATGGGCAAAATTATTTGATAAAGGAGCAAGAGATTTAGGTGAGGAAGTATTAGAATCCGACAAATCAATTAAGACATTTACAATTGAATTTACTAATGGGAGTAGAATTAATGCTCTTTCAAGTAATCCGAAAGCTTTTCGCTCAAAAGGCGGTAAAGTTGTACTTGATGAATTTGCTTTTCATAATGATTCTATTGCTTTGTGGAAAGCTGCCAAACCAGTAATTACCTGGGGATTCCCACTTCGTATCTTATCTACTCATCATGGTAAACAAACTTTATTTTATAAATTTATTGAATCAATTAAATCCGGGAAGCTAAATTGGTCTTTGCATACAACTACAATCTTTGATGCAGTTGAACAAGGTTTAGTTGATAAAATTTATAAACGAAAAACTACAAAACAGGAAAGAGATAAGTGGTTAAAAGAACAAGAAGAAAATTCTTTTGATCGTACAACCTGGCTTGAAGAATATTGCTGCACACCAGTTGACGAAGCAACTTCATTCTTATCATATGAACAAATCTTCTCAATTGAAAGGGATAAAATTTTGATTGATAACTTTGCTTCTCACGATTCAGGAAATCTCTTTATTGGAGTTGACATTGGACGCAAAAAAGACTTAACTGTTATCTGGATTATTGAAGAGATTGAAAAATTTCTCTTTACTCGCAAAGTAATTGAACTTGAACGAGCACCATTTAAGCAGCAAAAAGAAATATTATTTACTTATCTTTCGCTGCCAAAGTTCCGCAGAGCTTGTATTGATGCAACTGGCTTAGGTATGCAGCTTGCCGAAGAAGCACAAGATCGCTTTGGTAGATATAGAGTTGAACCAATAACATTTACAGGGAAAGTTAAAGAAGAACTTGCTTATAATCTATTACGACTTATTGAAGATAGACAAATTTTTATTCCGCCAGATAAAAATATAAGAGAAGATTTACATTCAGTGCGTAAGATTACTACTGCATCAAATAATATAAGATTTGATGTTCAGCAATCTGAAGTTAGCGGTCACGCTGACAGATTCTGGGCTTTAGCTTTATGCTGTTATGCTGCAAAAGATTCATCAGCCCCAGCATTTGTAAAGTCTAAAATGAAAAGGCAATCTTATGAACTAATTAACAATTTCTGAAAAATGAGAATAGCATATTAGAAATTGAATATTGAATATTGAAAATTGAACTGGAGTTTATATGGATACAAAACAACTAACATCAGAAATAGCCGTTAGACAAAGTTTTGATAAAATAGTTAATTACTGGAATATGCTCCCAGACCCCGATCCAATTCTCAAAAAAATAGGTAAAGATATAATTGTCTATCGTGAGCTGCTTACAGATCCACATCTTTATTCTACAGTTCAGCAGCGCAAAAGCGGAACTTTATCAATGGATTGGGAATTACAAATACAAAACTCCCAACAATCTGAATATGAACTAGTAAAAGATATTTTTAATAATCTTGATATTGAAAATATAATTGACCAGGCTCTTAATACTCCATTATTCGGCTTTACTGTATTTGAAATCGTCTGGAAAAAACAAGGAAATTACCTAATTCCGGACCGCATTGAAGAAAAACCGCAAGAATGGTTTTACTTTAACCAACAAAATCAATTAATGCTCAGGAAGAATTTATTATCTTTAACTTTTGATGGCATACCAGCGGATCCGCTTAAGTTCATTTTATTGCAGCATAAACCAACTTATATGAATCCTTATGGCGAACGTGTTCTATCTCGTTGCTTCTGGCCAGTTACTTTTAAAAGAGGCGGACTTAAATTCTGGATTACTTTCACTGAAAAATATGGTCAGCCCTTTTTAATTGGTAAGCTCCCTCGTGGTTCTGCTCAAACAGATATTGATAATCTTTTAACTTCCCTTGAAAATATGATTCAGGATGCGGTTGCGGTTATTCCTGATGATAGCTCTATTGATATTCAGGAAGCTCAAAAATCTTCTTCATCTGAAATCTTTCAAGCATTAATGAATTTCCAAAATAATGAAATAAGCAAGGCAATTTTAACACAGACTCTTACTACAGAAGTTCAAGATAAAGGCACATACGCCGCATCATTAACAATGGCTGATATGCTCAATAGAGTTATAAAAGCTGATAAAAAAATTGTTGAAAAATTATTTAATCGTCTGATTGATCTTATTTACTTAGTTAATTTTAACTCAAATGAAAAGCCAAAATTCATTCTTTATAAAGAAGAAGATGTAGATAAATTGTTAGCAGAACGAGATGAGATATTAACAAAAACAGGGATTAAATTTACTAAGATTTATTATATAAAAAATTATAATTTGAGTGAAGAAGATTTTGAAATTAATAATGAAAATATTACTTCATCAGAATTTAGTGATTCAAATGAAAATAATGATATTTCAAAATTAATAGAACAACTCCCTGATAAATTACTTCAATTACAAATTGAAGCTGCTTTAAAACCTATCCTATTATTAATTGAAAAGGGAGAATCTTATGAAGTAATAATGGAAAATCTTGCTAAATTATACCCTGCTATGAATACAAATCAATTAGAACAATTATTAACTAAATTGATATTTATTTCCGAAATTAATGGGAGAATTTCAAATTTATAATCCTTAAAATATTCAAACACTTAAAATCAGTAAAAAACATGCCAGAATTAGATATAAAATTATTAATTGGATTAAAACCAGAAGAAATTATTCAATGGTATAAAAATAAAGGTTATAAATTCTCTTGGAATTGGCGGGAAGTTTGGAAAGAAGCTCATTCAAAAGCATTTACAGTTGCAAAAGCAATGAAACTTGATATATTACAAGATATTAGAAATGAAATTGAAAAAGCAATCAAAGAAGGAATAACATTTCAGCAATTTCAAGAAAATATAAAACCTATACTTAAAGCTAAAGGCTGGTGGGGCAAAGTTAAAGCAAAAGATGTCCCAAGTGATTTCCCTTTACCTCCTAATATAGACCCGGAAAAAGAGGTCCAACTTGGCTCACCCTGGAGACTTAAAACAATTTATCGCACTAATATTAATGTTGCTTATTCTATTGGACATTATAAAAATATGATAGATAATATTAATGAGAGACCATATTGGATGTATAATGCTGTACTTGATAGCAGAACTAGACCTTCACATCGTGCACTACATGGTAAAATATTTAGAGCAGACGACCCTATTTGGAATAAAATTTACCCACCTAATGGATGGAATTGCCGATGTACCGTAATACCTCTTGATGATAATGATATAAAAGAAATGGGAATAAAATTAGAAAAATCTACTCAGCTTCCTAAATCTTTTAAGATAGATGATGGCTGGGATTATAATCCTGGTAAAGTAGAATATCAGCCGGATATTTCAAAATGGGATAATGATCTTAGACAAATTTATAAAAAAGATGTAATTACTTAACTAATTCTTTTATAATTCTATTCTTAATTTTATCTAAATCTGACTCAGTCAATTTTAAAAATGGCCTTGCCGGTATATAAAAACTGCTCATCTTATTATTTAACTTTCTGACTTCTTTGCCTTCTCGTTTTTTTCTAAGATAAGTTTTCAGCGAACTCTTATGTATCCATCCACCATATTGATGTATTGCTGCATAAATTAAATTAGTTGAAACAATTGCGGAATTATTATCTGCATTTGATATTAGTGATTTTTTTAGCTGTCCTGTTCTTTGCAATATTTTACCTGGCCAATATCCTTTTGACAATCGCTGCTTAATAGTTGAAGATGCAAGTTTTTGCCATTTAATCCCTAATCTTGCACCTTCAGTTTCAAAATTTTTTAAAACAGCAACCCTCATGGTTTCTGCAATAGATAACATTAATTCTCTATTGCTGCTTAATTTGTTTTTGAGTAATTCAATTATTTTAGGTGATTTAAATTCATTTTCCATCTTCTTTCCCAAATAAATCCATCTGATTTTTTGGTATATATCTTTGAGACCCAATTTTATAAACTAATCTTTCACTTACTCCAAGTTTCCTTGCAATTTCTTTCTCTTTTATTTCCCCATATTTTTTTCGTATATATTCTTGCTTCATCTCCATTAAAGGCTTTTCTGAAAAATATATAGCTGTCTTGGAAAATCTTTCCATTATCTTAATGAATAAATCAATCCCTACGATTTCTTCTAAATCTTTAAGATCTCCTGTAAGATATTTTTTATAATTTATTTCTTTAATCCAATCCATATATGATTAATTTATTAAATTAGGCCTCAATTTTTCTAAATATTCAAATTCTTTTACAAATTTCTATTGTTGTTTCTAATCAATTTTGAATTTCTTTTTTTATGTTCTTTTAATATTTTTTTTGCTCTTTTAAATTCATCTTTTATAATATTATCTAAATCTTTCCAGATTACATTCCAATCATTCATTATAGCTTGAGCATCTTCTTTAGTAAATTTCAATATAAATTCCTTCTATTTTAGTATTGAATATATTTATAAACTTTGAATAGCTTTTACAATTTTTCTTATATCACTTATTAATAACCATTCCATTCTATCTTTATTTGTAATTCGTTTGATAAATTTTAATAATGCTTCTTCTGTTTTATGTTCAACTCGAGGCGATGTCATCCACATCGCTTCTATCATTCTAAGTTGTTTTGGAGTTGCGTAGTGTTCTTTTAATTGTTCATTATATCTTATTCCAAGCTCATCATATTTTTTAATTATGTTTTTATGTTGAGACTCATTTCTTAATTCCTTTGGCAATAATTCATTTAATTTCTTTATCAAATAAGCAGCTTGCTCATAAGTTAAATCTTTTGAACTACTAACTCCAAAACTTTCTAAAGCAGCTCCATATTCTTCTTCACTAAGTCTTAATTGCTGCTTTAATATATGCAATTTCGCTATTTGTCCTTTTGTAATTTCCATTTTATAATGGTAATCTATATTGGTCATTTAATTTTGTGCATTTCCATAAACTGACTGCTTTCCCGCTTGTAGGACTAATACCAACATCATAAAATTCTACAAGTCTCATTTCCCTTAATTCTTTTACTCTTGGCGTTATTTGATGAGGGTAACAATTCAGTGTAATAGCAATAAATTCTGTACTGCAAGGTCCATATTTTTTTATTATATCATAAACCTTGCGCTGCATATTGCCGAGCTTATCAAGTTGCTCGGCATATGCAATATTTCTTATCTTTTCACTATAATATCCTTCTCGTATCTTCATTTTCCATTCTTAAATAAATTTAATTACTTATTATAATTGAACATGATATGTTGATTAAATTCTTTAATATTATAATATTTTTTATTCGCTTTGCATGATATTTTAGTTCTGTCTTTTCTTTTATCCCATAATTCAATTTTCAATTTATAGACTAAATGATTATATAATGTTTGCGGATGTATTCTATATTCTTTAATTAATTCTTTCCTTGTTTTTTCCTTATTAAGATATTTTTTTGTTGCCTCATCTAATATTTTAGAATGTTTTCCACGCATATTTTAGCCTTTATAATTTTTTATAATTGATGAATATGTTTCCCCATATTTTTCACTTAATTGATAAAAATATCTTTGTCTTTCTAAATCATCTGCAATCTTAAAACTATATTTTTTTGCAATTAATACTTGTTTCATATCAATTAAGGTTACTTTAATTGCTTTTTTAATTGTCCTGTAAGCCAATTTCCAATGTGATTTAACTGCTTTTGAAATCATTTTTAATCCTCCATTACGAAGTGTTTTTTATATTCTTTTACTTTTGATAATATATTGTTTTTTGAACTTCTTGGTATTGAAGCATCAAATGTTTCTTTTTCGATTATTATTACTTTGCCATTTTCTTCTGCTGTTAATTTTATTTCATTTATTTTTTCTCTCAGTTCTTTTAATTGTTCTTCTATTGAGTCATCATATTTTTTTTCTGTTTTCTTTGTTAAATGAAATTCTACTCCTTCATAATCTGCTTTTCCTTCAGGAAATTTTTTAAGCTCTCGCAATACTAATGGATGCAAATCTTTTAAGATTTCATCCATTGCCTTCATTTTTATATAGTATTTTGCATATAATTTTAATGCTTTCATATTACTCCTTATTATTTTTATTTTTTTTCTTTAATTCTGAAATAATTATCAAACATGCCATTACTATTCCTATGATAATACCAATCATAATTCCAATTATGAACATCATTTTATTTCTCCTTTTATATATTGTTGATATGTTCTTTCTGCTATTTCTGTTCTGTATGCATTTAAATACAAGTAAAGGTCAATATCATCTCTGGCATCTATATTGGCTTCGTCTTTTAATTTTATTCTCTTATATAATCTTGTTGAGTAAATATCAATTGCTTCATAAGCATTATTTGCTTCTGGTATAATTTCCATTAGTAATTGAGATAAAATTTTTATAGTCATTTCATCACCTTTTTTTTAATTGGGTAAATTGTTATTACTTTTCTGTCTTTTATTATTGATTCTATCATTAAATCTTCGTTCCTTAATAATATGCCTTGCTTATTATCACTTATATATTTGCTTTCTTTTATTATGTCTCGTATTAATTTAATTGTAATTTTATTATCAATTTCGTTTTGAGCTATTCTTCTTTTATATTGTCGTTGAGCATGTTTAGTTACATATATCATAATAACAACACCTCCGCTGCACTCTTAACTAATCTATCTGTTATATCTCGTTTACCACTTCGTGCAGCTCTACTGGTTCTTAATATTAATTTTTCGAGCTTTCTGCCGTTACCTTTTGCCAATTCGTGAAATGTTTTGAATAATCCGTTAGTATTAGGAAATATTGTTTGAACAATTAATTTAGTATCTGCTTCAGAGAATTCATCAAGAGTCATTACTATCCCAACTCTCGAATATAACTGCTTGAATTCACCTCGCTTCCCTCTAAGATTTGCTATTAATCTTGGTAATCCAATAAGTAAAATTCCAACATTAGCTTTATCATAAAGTCTACGAACCATATCTAATGCTCTATATGGGAGATTTTCTGCTTCATCAATAATAATTAAACGATTTGAATCTGCTAATTTCTCAATACAATCAGTAAATAAATCATATATTCCTCCATTTCCATCCATGCCTAATTTCTTATGAAGTTCACGAAAGAATACTTTTGTTGTAAATGATAAATCTGCCTCAATAAATATTACATCTGGATTTTGTTTTGAATATTCTTTTGCTGCTTTTGTCTTTCCTGTTCCTGCTTCACCTACTAATACTCCAATTTCTTGTTCCAGATGGCATGTCCTTGCAATTTGAAATACAATATCAGCATTTGTTATTGGGCAGAATGGTATTAATTCTTTTGGCATTGCTTCTATTTCTTCTTGTCTCATAAGAAATGATGCAATAGCCCATTCAAGTTTTTGAACATCACCTGGATATTTGCCCTGAAGATAAGTTGATATTACAGCAGCACTATAACCAATTTGCTTTGCAACTTTGTTAATTGAAATATCTTTTCTTTCAAGAAAGTCTCTTAACTTATGCAGAACAGACTTTTGTCTTTCATCTTGCTGTTCTGTAAGCATTTGACTAATTTTGTTTTGCATTTTGACTCCTTTTTTTGTTTTTATATTATTATTTAATAGGAGTCTTCTTAATTAAACCTCTGCAAGCTGCTCTCTTGCAGAGGTTTTTTATTTAACTGACTCCTTTTTTTAATAATTCTTCAACAGGATTTGCGAAAGATTTATATCCAATTAATTTCATATATTCTTTCATAGCTTTAATTTTTCTCTCATTTTCAGTTAATTTTTTTGTTTTATTTGTATTTTTAATATTATACGTTGAATTTTGAATATTGTCATTCGAATAAGTGTTCCCTAATTTTATTATTTCTTTAAATTCATTTATAACTTCTCTCTTAATTCTTTCTTTCTGTTTTAATGCTTCTGTCAATATCTTTATATCTTCTTCATCTCCGAGTAACCTTGCAGCAGGATGATATTTATGACTATCTTTGTTGGCTATAAATAGCATTTTACCTTTTTCAAATACATAAATTTCATTATCTTCCCATAGGTCATATTTAATTTCAACCTTATTCCCAATTATCCTCGGCATCTCTTCATTCCAATAATATTGCCCCCTAAATCGTATCCCATTTTTACCAATTTGTCGAGTTTCATCACTCATCATTAAATATATTAACTCACGCTTGCTTATTAATCGTTCTGTATATTTCCCTTCATTTTTAATTTTATTCACAGAGTGCATAAAAATTTCTGCAGGTGTTAATCCCTTATATTGTCCATCCTGATGAGGCTGCGAGGCATATTCCTCAATAAATGCTTGTAAATTTGCTTGTAATGTTTCTATTGTTATTGCTGTGTTATCAAATAATCGTCTATGAAGCTTTTCGTTTCGTAACATCATTGCTGGCTTGCCGTTAATTGAATTCCCTGTATAACTTGGTAAATGACGTTCCAATGCTCCAAGTGTCTTAAACCAGCGCTCTATTGTCTTGCTCTGACCGTGATATGGCGTTGCAAACATTACTTCTATCTTTAATTTCCCAAATAAACCCGGTATGATTGAGTCCCTAAAATCTTTAACTCCAGTAAAATATTTACCTCGAAATGCTCTTCCATTATCGAGATATACAATTTTTGGAATATAACCCTCGGCATCAAAAAACTTACCAAGTAATAAAATTGTCCTTCTTAAAGCACTTGCAATTGTAAGAATATTTTCGCTTGGCATTATCTCCCAACCAAGTGGCATATCACTCTTAAAATCATAAAATAAAACAAGAGTCATTCTCGTTGGTCTGCCTGTAAGTGGATTGATAACCATTACATTGAATTTATGCCCATCTGCAACAATAATATCTCCAACTTCAATCCTATCTTTATCCCGCAGTATATCTTTCAGAATCTTATCATTAAATGCCTTCATTCCATATCTGCCAAGCGTGTAGAGATCAATATTTTTGGTTATCCAATCATTGATAAATCGTCTATATGTTATATCACTTTTCGGTATTATACCTTTTTGTGCAAATTGTTTTTTTGCTTCAGCAATTATTTCACTTATTAATGGCTTATTTGGACTTAACAATAATGGGATTATGATTTCTGCTTCTTTGTTACTTATCGCTCTTGTAATTGGTTTATAATTCTCTGATAAACTTTCTGGTTGCCAGTTATTCTCTTCTAGTTTTTGCCGCCATCTATATAGTGTTCTTATACTTATTTCACCTAAAATTTTCTTTAATTCTGGATAAGCGCCACAATTAAATGATGCTACAAATCTCTCCGCTGCTATAGATTTTTTCTCTGCCAGCTCTAAAGCTTTATCAAATAACTTTGTTACCTGAAACTTAGCCATCAAAATATCATCGATAATAATATTGTTTTGCTCTATATTTTTTCCCTGTAAGTTTACTGGTGATAAAATTTCCAAAATTTTACTGCATTTGTCCCAATCACCCAATTTCTGATAATATGAAAACATACTCTCAACACTTATTTCATACCCAAAACCACCATTCATTTTCACCTTGCGTGTGACAAAATGTCCTTTAGAAATATGTTTATTTATGGCTTGCTGAGAGATACCTAAGCGGTTGTAACCTTCAGATACTTTAATCCATTTAACTGATTGCGTTAAGTCATTATTATTAAAAGATTTATTCGCAGTTGTAACCTTTTCTTTCTGGTTGTAGCCTTGGTTGTAACCTTTTGCCTCAAAGGTTACAACCGCCTCGGCTTGATTTTCGCTTGGTACAGTTGATTCTGTCCAGTAATCTTTCATAGCTCAAACTCCATTTGACCCTCAAAGTGTTTATTACAATATTTTTTTGCTTCTGCAGATTTAGTCATTACAATCTGCAGAGCATTTAATACTTCTTCATAATTTTCTTGAGTAGGTTTATCAAGAAATTTCTTTAATATTCGAACTGCATATGTTGTTATATCCTGATATTCATTAATAAGTTCAATAGATTCTATCCTTGGAATCTTTACTCGCGGTTCTTTTATTAATAAAAACCCACAAATGCTTGCAATTTGCTCTAAAATCGCATAATTCCCTGTGGCTTTCATAAGAGGAATAAGATATTCAAGCGGAAATTTTACACCGCTTTCTTCTAATGGTAAGCCAGCCCTATATAAATAATTGGTACTTATTCCTATTTCATCTGCTATCTGCTCAACCGATTTTTTATTTCGGTGAATAGTTTCATAAAGGATAGTTTTAATGCTCTTTGAATGTGCCATTAAAAACTCTCTTGAATATTTTAATTGCTAATTGTCTGACAAGCAATTATTTTAAAAAAACAAAAAAGCAGCTTTAAGGCTTTATTAATTGGCTTTTAAGCTGCCGATTTAATTATTTCTTTTATTTTTTCTAATAATTTGTCGTTCTTTCGTTTATTATTCAATATCATAGAAATATAA